AAAGAGTTTCCTGTTTGGGAAGATATAAAGCCTAAATGGTATGAACTCCTTAGTCATTATAAGAAAGTAGATAGTAGGATATAATTAGATATGGCTTTGCTACCAATAACACCACCTGCCGGGATAATTAAAAATGGAACTGAGTATTCTAATAAAGGAAGCTGGGTTGACTCTAATTTAATTAGATTTCAAAACGGATTTTTAAGACCTTTAGGCGGATGGAATAGATTTAAAGAAACACCTTTAGTTGGAACACCTATTGGAATGTATTCTTATAAAACTAACAATGGCAAATCAGTCATAGCGATTGGCACAAGAGAAAAAGTGTATGTTCAATATAATAATACTTGGTACGACATAACTCCTGCAGGTTACGCAAATGATGTGCAAACCTCTCCTCTGGGATATGGTGCTTACGATTATAATGTTGAAGATTATGGCGATGCTCGTTCTCAATCAGGCCTTGATTTCGATACCAAATCATTTTCATTTAATAATTGGGGCGAATATTTGGTTTTTTGTTCTGGATCAGATGGAAAAATTTATCAATGGCGACCAGATGCAGGTTCAGGAAGCCCGGACTCTGTAGGATTACAGATTGCAAATTCTCCAATTAGTAATGCAGCTATATTAGTGACTAACGAAAGACATTTATTAGCATTAGGGTCTGGTGGTGATCCAAGATCGGTTGCTTGGTCTTCAAGAGAAGCAAACACAGTCTGGACTCCAGCTTCAACTAATACAGCAGGATCTTTAAACATAACTTCAGGTGGTCAAATTTTAGGTGCTGTAAAGTGGCAGAGTGATGTGATTATTTTTACAGATGTTGGTATTAATCAAATGTATTATTCAGGCTCGCCATTTGTTTATGGTATGCAAGATGCAGGTGATTCATGCCAAACTATATCAATACGATCAGTTGTCAAAGCTGGAAACAAATTATTTTGGATGGGAGAAAATGGATTTTTTATGTTTGATGGTAGTGTCAAACAACTTCCATGTAGTGTTCACGATTTTGTCTTTGATGATATAAACCAAGTTTATAGAAAAGTTTCTTGTGGTGGACACAATTCAAACTTTAACGAAATAATTTGGTTTTTCCCTACAGATGATTCAAAAACTCCTAATAAATATGTAATCTTTAATTATGTTGAGGGTGTTTGGTCAGTTGGCGAAATGGCTCGATCTTGTTGGATGGATCAAGGAATTACAGACCTGCCTTTGTCCTGTGCTCCAACAGGAGAAGTTTATGAGCACGAAGGCACAACTTTATTTAATAGTGATGGATTAGGTGACTCTGTACCTTTTGCTGTTACTGCTCCTGTTGAGCTAGGATCAGGAAACAATATAACTCAGATTAATCACATTATAACAGATGAAAAAAGCACTAATGTTTCAGCATTAACTTTATCTATGAAAGGTAAATTTGCTCCTAATGGACCAGAAACTGATTTTGGTAGTTTTTCATTTGATTCTAGTGATGGGTACACAGATTGCAGAGTCAACTCAAGACAAATTCAACTAACTATAAAAGGCAAAACAAACCAAGATTTTCAAATAGGCGAAATAAGAGCAGATGTTAGAGAAAGAGGTAGAAGATAATGGCAAGAAGATCATTCACTAAACCCACAGATGAATATGACTCTTCATATCTAAATTATCTTGTTAATGAGTTAGAAAATATAACAGGTTTGACTTACAGCAAAGGGGAGAGAATTGAAATTAACGGAGTTGATTCAAGTGAATTTGTTCTGGTCAGCCCAAATGGAACTAAATTTAAAATAGAGGTTAATGATCTTGGAATCTTATCAGCCACTACTACCATCTAATTATTTAGATGAGTGGAATAAATGCAAACCTCTTATAGAAAGAGCAGTAGCAAGGCAAGACCTATTCTCAATAGACGATATTGAGTGTAGAATAAGAGATGGAATTTTCCTCTTATGGGTAGGAAAACAATCCGCTATGATAACCGAATGTATGGAATTTCCACAGATGAAAATAATAAATTTGTTGTTTTGTGGAGGTAACTATCAGGAGTTAGAAGACATGATTGAAAGCATTGAAGTATTTGCAAAAGCTTGCGGAGTTAAAAGGCTTTATGGCGGTGGTAGAGCTGGATGGCTCAGAAAGATACCCAAAAGACTTAATTTTAAATCAGACTATGTAATATCAAAGGACTTATAATATGAGTAAAGGCAGATCGACACAAGTAGAAAAAACAACAGTTCCAAAATGGCAAGAAGATGCTTTTAAGGAATTATATGCAGCAGGCCGAGAAGGAAGAGATTTTGAGTTTGTTCCTTATGAGGGAAATCCTGTTGCAAACCTAACAGACGATGATTTAGCTGGCTTTGCTAATTTAAGAAATTATGCTAATCAAGCAAATAGATACGATCCATTAAATACTTTAAATACTATTGGCAATGCTAATCCTATGCTCGATACTGCTTATGGAAGTGGTGTCAATATTAATGCACCAACTATAGGAGCTTCAGTTGACAGAAATAATATAAGAAATTTAAGCGGTGGATCATTATTAAGTTTACAGCCCGGCTATCAAAATCAATTTACCAATGATGTTATTAATAGAGCTATCGATGATAATGAAAGAGCAAGACAAATAGCTTTAATAGCGGATGAAGATGCAGCTATTGCTGCTGGGGCTTTTGGAGGATCAAGAGAGGGTGTTCAAAAATCTTTAACAAGTGCTGAGTATTTAAGAAACATGGGAGATCAAGCAGCAAATCTAAGATTAGCTGGATATGATAATGCAATGAATTATGCTGGCGAGGATTTAAATAGAGGTTTAGAAGCAAATAAATACAATCAAGGTTATGATTTTGACACAGCAAATAATAATGCTGGTTACGCATTACAAGGACAAGGACTGCTAACTGATTTAGCAATGGGTCAAGCTGGCTACGATCAAAGTTATGCAGATGCGGTTAATCAAGTTAATGCTAACAACCAAGATGTAAGAAATGCTTATTATAATAGAAATGTAGATATTCAAGGTGGTCTTTACGATGCTAGAAATTTAGCAAATCAAGGACTGCTTGATGTCGGAACAACAAACAGAGGATTAGCACAGGATCGAATTAACTTTAACTTAGGAGAATTTGATCGAGAAAGAAATCAATTTGCTCAGAATTTAGCAATGATGACAGGAGCCTATTCTGGAGTTCCAACGCTTCCAACTACAACCACAACAAAGTCTCAAAAAATGGGATTTGGAGATGTGCTTGGTGGAGCTGCCGGGCTATTTGGCAGTCTGGCAACAGGTGGTGCATTTGGAGCAAATGGAGCAGCAGCTGGCGGCATAAGCGGTCTTTTTAGATAATTTAATTAAATAATAAACAGATATGGATAATAGAAAAAAATTCGCAAAATTGATGGATGTTAGTGTCGATCCTATTGGCTCTTACAGGTTAAACACCTTTACACCCGATCAATTAGTTAACCCAAATTCTCCATCTTATAATGACTCTTTTGTGAGTGATGTAGGTGGTGGCATTGAGTTTAATAAAAGAGCAGTCAACAATCCAGCTTATGATGCTTCGCAGTTTTTAAATATGGAAGCAGCAAAACCCTATTTACCTGTTGGAGCTGGTTCAGATTTAATACCAGAACAAAAAAAGAGTTTTGGTAACGCAATGGCACGATTTGGTGGTTTTAACAATCCTTTAACACCAGAACAATTTGCTAATATGTCGCCTACAGATATAGATAGATATAATGTCGATAAAAAAGATGCAAGGATGAGAGGAATGGGAGAAGTTGCTTTAATAGTTCACGACCTATTTAAAAATAAAAACGCATCAGAAGGTTTTGCTGAAAGAAAAAATCAAAGTATTTTAGAAGCTAACGAAAAAGAAAGGCTTAAAAAATTAGAAAATTATAAAGAAACAGCTTTTAACGCATTAGTTGAACAAAACAGAGCTAGTGGTATGAGTTTGGAAGATGCACAAAAAGATGCTTTCAACATTACTTCAGATGATGGAATTGCCAAGCTAATTGCAGAAGGCATTGTTAAGAAAAAATATGGTATTAAAACTAGCAACGACACAACAAATGCAATACAAAATTATGAATATGGACAAAACTTAATCAAGCAATTAGTGGCTGGTGGTATGAAATTGGAAGATGCAAAGAAAGATGAAAGAGTTCTACAATTTGACATTTTATCTAAAGCAAAATTAGGTTTAGATTACAAATCACAACAAGAAATTGATAGGCAAAACCAAATTGCAATAGATAAAGCTAATTCAGCAGGGTTACAAGCTGTAAATAAAGCCTTTGCTGCTTCATACGAAGATTATACAACTAATGCTGAATATGCAAAAAACATAGACAAATTAAATAAGGTTGATAATGCTCTACAATCTCTTCTAGTTGCTAGAAAAGATCAAACCACAGTTAGTGGACCAATGGTAGCTATGTTAATGGAAAGCTTCCCTAATGTTGCTGCTGGTTTCTTCCCGGAAGGTATGGCAATACAAGAAGCGATTGGTGCAGTTACACAGCTAAGTTTAAAAGAAATTTTAGGTGGTCAGTTCTCAGAAAGAGAAGGATTGCAATTAATTAAAAGAGGGTACAACCCGGCTTTAGGTACACCTGAAAACACAGAAAGAGTTCTTTTCTTGCAAAATCAAATTGTAAATATAGCTAAAGACAAAGATGCTGCTTTTAAATACTATGAAAGCACTATAGATGAACAAGGAAATGCAAAATCTCAATTTTCTATGGATGGCTATAGTTCTCCTGTAAGAGATTATGATGTTGAATCTGAGCAAATTTTAAAACAATACTATGAGACTGAGTTTCAGTCTATGAGCCAACAGGAGCTTGAAGATACTTTTGTTAATATGAGGGATGGTTTTAATGACGAAGTATTTGAAAAAGCTATTAGGGCTGAAATTAATAGCAGAAAATGAAGACATTAGAAGAATTACAAAACTTAAGAAACGAAAGAAACGGAGTCGGTAAATTAGATGCTGGTGATGTTTTAACAACTGTTAAAAATATTCCTTCAAGTGCTTATAAATTTGCTTCAGATACAGTCACTCCGTTCTTAGAACCTGTTGCTACTGCAAAATCAATTTACCAACTTGGTAATGGTATTTACAATTTATTTACAGAAGGTGAACAGCCTAACGAAGAAATAGCAAAAGCAATGGGTCAATATTTTGTTGATCGTTATGGAAGTTTAGAAGCGGTAGGAAAAACAATCAAAGAAGATCCTGTTGGATTTTTAGGGGATGCTTCAATTCCTTTTACGCTGGGTGCAACAGGTGTAAATAAAGCGGTGCAACTAGCTGGCAAAACAAATACTGTTGCTGGGAAAGTTGCTAACCAAGCTCAAAAAGCTGCTTACGCTGTTGATCCCACAACTCAGATGTTGAATTTAGCTAAATTAAGTGCTTCTGGTGGATCAAAACTTTTAAATGCTACAGCTGGAAGTTTGATAAGGTCTGGAGCTGGATTAGGCGAGGGAGTGTTAAAGACAGCTTACACAGCTGGAAAATTGGGTGGCGATGAATTAGCAGGCCTAAATCGAGGAATGAAAGCAGAAAAAACCCTAGAAGAAGTATCGGCTCCTGCAAAAGCCTACATTGAAGGAATGAGAAAAATTCAAGATGAAGCTAAATCCGCTTACAAGACTGAGAAAGGAAATTTAGGCCTGAATGAAGTAAAAATAGATATAGGCGATGTAGAAAAGTCATTAGAAACTTCTTTTAATAAATTTGGTAAAAAAAATAATTCTGGAGAATATATTTTTAATGGTCCAAATGTTAGAAAAACACACCAACAAATATTAAGTGAATTTGAAATATTTAAAAACAATCCAGAATTTCATACATTAGAAGGATTGGATGATTTCAAAAAAACCATTGATGATTTAATGCCTTCTGCAACTGATCGATCAAGTTCAGGTGCCTTTGTCACAGATACAGTTAATAAAATAAAAACTCAAATCATAAAAACAGAACCAAAATATTCAAAAGTTTTGGAAGATTATGCAAAGTTTAAAGGCTTAGAAAGACAACTTGATAAAGCCATTGGTAAAAACCAAATCAATGAGATTCAAAAAATAACAAGAAATCTCCAAGCAACTACAAGAAATAATGCGTACACAAACTATAATATGAAAAAAGGTTATCTGGATGAGGTTATTGATAAAGGTGGTTTAAATGACTTGCCATTTGAATTAGCTGGACAACAACTAGACACTTTTGATCCAAGAGGTATATCTAAATTTATGGGTGGTGGATCAGGTTTAGTTGCCGGGGCTGGAATAGCAGCAGGAACAGGATTACCAGCGGTTGCTCCTGTTGTTGCAATGGGCTTATTAGGAGCTGGAGCAACTTCCCCTAAATTTTTAGGAAATGTTGCAAAAAGTGCTGGTATTGCAAATAGAAGAGTAAATCAATTTGTAGATAAATCTGGATTAGGAACACTTAATGAAATTATGAAACCTGCTTATATACCTGCTTTAAGAGGTTCTAGGTTATCAGAAAGTGCTGGTTTAAATAATGAAACACAAAGAGCAAGAAGATTAGAAGAACTAAGGAAATTACAAAGCAAATAAAAAATGTCAAGGTCAACCGAGAGAATCGGAAGGTGTGGAGAATTTGCAGTTGCTAGTCAGCTTTGCTTGAAGTCAGATACAGTTTCGATAGTTCCTCATGGATCACACGCAGATATTTTATTTGAATATCAAAATAAAATATTAAAATGCCAAGTTAAAACATCTACCAAAGAAAGAATTTTTTATAAAAAAAATGGTGAAGAATATCGATCTGGCTGGTCTTTTGATTTAAGAAGAGGTAAGCACTCTAAAAGCAGACACTATGGCGAGGGTGGAGAAAACAGCATAGACCTCTATGCTCTTTATTGTTTAGCTCACAATACGATAATGTTTATAGCTTTTGAAAAAGCTCCAACTAAGATAACTTTTACAGATAACGAAGTGAGTCAAAATGACTCACAGGTTAGTTTGGATATATGTTTGCAAGAAAATTTCAGCAGATATAACGCAGACGATTAATTTTTAAACGAAAAAAATATATATATTGCAATTACTTAGTAATCTTATATATGTTCTTTTAAGGGAATTGTCCTCGGTTCGAGCCCGAGCGGACTCACCACCATTTTTTCAGGTATAGTACTAGATAACAGGAATCTCACCTGCTATAATACCCCTATATGTTTTACACAATACTATTAAATTCTATCTATTTACGCAGATATTACGCAGATGGATTTGATTCGATAAGTACCAATAGCCGAAAGGCAGGAGAAAAGGAAGATGAATAACAATATATATTTTTGCATAGCTAGTGACGAATTAGGATTAGAAGTGGCTTGGCAATGGCGAGATGAGCAAAAACAATTTTTCAAGAGCTGGATTCCGAAAGCGAGTGATATTTTTATCATAGATGAATTGAGTGAGGATGATAGGGAAAGAGTAAAGGCAGAAATTATGCACGAAATAGAGCCTGAGCTAAGAGAAGAGAGATTGAGACAAAACAAATTAGCGAGAGAGAGGAGAAAATAATGAAGAGGATGAATATGAAAGATCACATGGAACTTGTAAAAAGCTTAAAAGAACAACCAGATATTAAGTGTAAAAAAAGAACTGTTACAGAAAAGAAAGTAAATAAATAATTATTTTAATAACTGAGGAGAAATAAAAATGAGTAAATTAATAATCACACCAGATAAGCAATTTAGCCCATTAAAAAAATATACGAAATTAGATTCGAGTGGGGAAGTTCAAAATTCATCTTGGTATTTACATTGGCTCGATAAAAACAAAAAACGAAGATGTAAGAAAATTCTTTTGGATTACAAACATCAATCATTGCCTGCAATAAGAAAATTAGCTATTTCAATTTACGAAAAAGAAATTAACAAATCTACAAATTTTTCAAATGGTCTTACTTATAATGATTGTTGGAATGATTACATTAAAGAATTAAAAATTAAAAACACTAAGACTTTGAAAAATATTATTGCTTCTTATGAGAATGATGTAAAAAATGAAATAGGTCATATTGAGCTAGAAAACTTAACAACCAATGATGTTAATAAAATGTTTCAAAAAGTTACAAGCAGAGGAGCAAAAGATCAGGCCAACACTTGTTTAAAATATACTAAAGCAGCATTAAAAGTTGCGATGCTTAATGAAAAAGTTTCAAACAATGTGGCTTCAATAATAACAAAGCACAAAGAAAAAGAAGTCAATAGAATCTATACAGAAGAAGAAAAAGCCTTAATTCTTTTGGAGTTAAGAAATAGATTACAAAAAAATCCAAAACTATTATCTTCTGTTTCTGCTTTATTATTTTGTATGGCAACAGGTTGTCGAATAGGTGAAATAACTAACGCTAAATGGAAAGAGTTTAAAGGCGATAGAATAATATTAAAAAAACACAAAACAGATTCAGATGGACATGAAAGAATTATTTATCTCAATGAAACTGCTAAAAAGATTATTAATCAACTCCCGGAAAGAAGCCCAGATGATTATATTTTGCTTGTTAGAAGCCCTAGAAGATTATGGGATTCAGTTAGAAGATCCTGCAACTGTGAAGATATCAGAATACACGATCTAAGACACTCTTTCGGCAGTTGGGGGCTAAGTTCAAAAAAAATGCAAATGATCGAAATAGGCAAGTTAATGGGGCATAAGTCTATTGTCTCAACTGCAAGGTATATGCACCTGAACGATGATCTGAATAAAAGTAACAGTCAAATAATGGATGAAACTTTATCAGTCGATGTGCCTTTAATTAATCAACAAAGACTTTCTTAGCCTTATCAAAAGTAATGCTAAATTTATCTGCTAAGTTGGTTAGCTTCTGTCGAGGGAAAGAAAGCTCATCCTCCATACAGTTCATAACTATTTTTTTCTTAGTCAAAGAATTGTACGAATTCCAATTAGCTATTTGTTTAGTATTTCTTCCACAGATACATTTATCTGAGTCAGGTGTTAAGTAAGTCAAGGTACAGGTCGAAATACATGGAGAGTCTTCTAGTGAAGAACTTAATCCTTGCATTTTACATTTGTCTTTATAACTCATCATTTTTAATTTCAAATTTAAGTTCAAATTTTAATTTTAAAATTTGTATTTTTATTAAACTTTTTATGTCCGTAAGGTTGCATAAAAAGAACCATATAAGGCATAATGGCATTAACGAGGAATAAAAACAAACTATGAGCAATTCAAAAACACACTTAAATCAAAAAGAACTTGCCGAGCTTTGGGGAATTTCCACTAAAACATTAGAAGCTTGGAGAGCAAAAGGTGTGGGACCATCTTATAAAAAACTAGGCAATAATATTAGATACACAAGATCAGATATAGAAAACTACGAAACTAAAAACCATTGTGAAACAAGAACAGATTAACTCTGTAGATTTAGAGGTAAAGCAAAACGACACTACGCATCAATATAGCGGTAGTGTTTCTAAACACGCTTTATTAAGCCCAAGTGGATGCGAAAGATGGTCTAAATGTCCAGCTGCTCCATCTAAGTCAAAAAAAATGCCTAACAATAGTTCTTATGCAGCAACTAGAGGAACAATAGTTCACGAAATATCAGAGATGGAATTGAAAGATAAAATAGAAGGAATTAGCTTGGAAGATTATTGGCTTGGTAAAGAAATTGAATATGACGGATTTACTGTAACAGTTGAGCAGGACATGATTGATGCTGCTAAAAGTTATGTTGAGTATGTAAGGTCTAGGCAACAAGAATTAGATGCTGTCATGTTGGTAGAAGAACAATATGACTGCAACGAAATAAATTCTAATATCTGGGGAACTGCCGATATTACTCTTTTAAGTAAAGACAGAATTGTAATTATTGATTTAAAAGCTGGAAAATGGGCTGTAGATGCAGAAGACAATTTACAGCTTAAAATTTATGGTCTTATGGCTCTGTCAAGGTATTCAGACAGAAAGACTGTTGAATGGGTAATAGTTCAACCTTTAGCAAAACATCGAGAGGGAACAATTAGATCGAGAGAGATTTCTAGCGAAAATTTAACTAATTGGGGTTTTGATTGGTTAAAACCAAAAGCTGAAGCTTGCCTTGCAGAAGATCCTGTATTTTTAGCTGGCAAACATTGTCATTTTTGTAACTACAAATCTGAGTGTGAAACTCATAACCAATACATCGAGGAGAAGAAACGATGAAAGTAAATGAAAGTATTAAGTTTGTTTGATGGCATGAGTTGCGGTCAATTAGCTTTAGAAAAAGCTGGCTTTGAAGTGGACACTTACTATGCGAGTGAGGTTGACAAATACGCAATTCAAGTGACTCAAGCTAATTATCCAAAAACAATTCAAGTTGGGGATGTGTGTAAATTAAAAGGAGAAAACTTTAAAGATGTCTCGCTTATAATTGCAGGCTCGCCCTGTCAGGGATTTTCTTTTTCCGGGAAACAGCTTGCTTTTGATGATCCAAGATCAGCTTTGTTTTTTGAGTTTGTAAGACTTTTAAAAGAAATCAGGCCTAAGTATTTCCTTTTAGAGAATGTAAAAATGAAGAAAGAATTTTTAGATGTCATAACAGAACAAGTTTCTGCTTGCTATCCAGATCATCCCGGGAATGATTTATTTGGTGGGAAAATAGAGCCCATACTCATAAATAGTGCAAAACTTTCAGCACAAAATCGCCAAAGATATTATTGGACAAACATACCAGATGTTAAGCAACCTGAAGAACAAGGAATAGTATTGAGGGATATATTGGAAGTCGAACCAGACGATAAATTTAAAATTTCTGATGCAAAAAAAAATAGAGTTTTAAACTCCAAAAGAGGTAAAGGGTTTTTTTATAACAAAGATTCAAAAAAAATCGGCACAGTTATTGCTGGTTATTACAAAGAACCTACAGATGGCTCTTACATTGAAGAAACAACAACACAAAAAAAGATTAGAAATAATATGAAAAGCCTAGATGAAAAATCTGTACCACTTTTAGCTTCATGTTACAAAGGCATTGGTAACAACGGAACAACTTTAGTTCCTGTAGAAATTAAAACTTACGAAACTCCTAAACAAGTAGCTACAGCAGTAGATATAAATGGTCACGATATATTAAAAAGAGTCTACAGCCAAAATGGTAAATCACCCACACTAAACACGATGGGGGGTGGTAATCGAGAGCCTAAGGTGATTTGTGGCAGATATGTTGGAAGGTATAAGGTGGATGGAGTACGACAAGACCACAAGGGCTCTATTGCAGGAAAGTCAACACAGATGCTTGAACTGAGAAGGGACGACAAAACAAATAATATATCAACAGTTCAAAAGGATAATGTGTTGGTTAGGGATGATGTTTATTGGAGAAAACTTACACCTTTGGAATGTGAACGCTTACAGACTGTGCCAGACAATTATACAAATCATGTTAGCAACAGTCAGCGTTACAAAATGCTCGGAAATGGCTTTACTGTGAGTGTTGTGGCTTGGATTTTACAAAACATAAAAACATAAAATGACGAAAAAAAATAAAAAAATAGAACCTTTTTTAACATTGGGACAAGGAGATGATGCAATACAAATTTTTGAGCATCAATTAAATACAGATTCAACTAGCACCAATATTGTTGTTAACACAAGACAACTTGCAGAAAATGTTGGATGGCTTGCAGGTGTAAACCAGAGATTTCACGATGATCTATCAAATACACAAGGTATGTCACAAGGTAGATATCACGAATTCATAAAAGAGCATGAAAGCTTAATAAGGATGTTATTTGAAACTTTAGCTCCAATATTGACAACAGCTGTTAATGAATCACAAACCGATAAACAAAAAAAAAGAGAGGAAAAATAAATGTCATTAAAAAACATTAGAACTGAAAGCAAACTAAAGAGCCCGAGATTTATAGTATATGGTCCCGCTGGAATTGGAAAAACAACATTTGCAGCATCATTGCCAGAGCCAATTTTTGTGCCCTGCGAAGATGGTCTTGGAAAAATAAATGTTGCTCATTTCCCAATAGCAAAATCTTATGACGAGCTGATTGAAAACTTACAAAGTCTGTTAGACGAAGATCACGAATATAAATCAGTTTGTTTGGATTCATTAGATTGGGCTGAAACTTTATGGCAGGCCAAAATGTGTGAAGACTTTGGTTTTAAAAGTGTTGAGCAAGCTGGTTATGGTCGAGGTTATAAAGAGTGTTTAGCTTATGTGAATAAAATTATAGCTTTATTAGATAAACTCAGAGATGAAAAAAGCATGGTTGTATGCCTTATAGGTCACGCTGAAATCAAAAGATTTGAAGCTGTTCAGGTTGATCCTTACGACAGATACCAAATCAAATTAAACAAAGGTGCAGCTCATAGATTTATGGAAGCAGTCGATGCAATATTTTTTGTCAATTATTCTTTGGGTACTGTAAAGACTCAAGGGGCAAAAGGTCAGCAAATTACAAAAACAATACAAGGTCAAAGAAAACTGTTTACAGAAGAAAGACCTGAGTTCATTGCAAAAAACAGATACGGAATGATCCCGGAAATAGAAGATTTTACATGGGATGCAGTCAGATCGGAGATTGTAAAATGAATGTAAATGAAGAGGATTTATTAACATATTTAAAAACAATTAGATTGTTAGTAGAGAAAGCTATTGCGATAGATGAGGATGGAAGTATTTTTTCAGCCGAAATTATCGATGAGCTTGAGGAGATCGATTCTAAAGTAGAAATGCTTGAAGACGATCTATTGCGATCAGTATAAGTAAAATTAGCTGGTTTAATTTAAACTAAAAGAGGAAAAAAAATGGTAGATATATCAAAATTTTTTGAAGATGGGAAAATCGAAGCAGAAGATTCTGCTGGTGGTTTTGAAGATGGTCGTTACACACTTGCTTACGCAGGATCTGAAGAGGTTAGTGGAGAAAACGAGAAAACAGGTTCTGAGGGCTGGCAAGGTATAAGTGTTCATCTTGAGTTAAGCGGAACTAATGAAAAAATAATAACTTTGAAAAAGTTATTTATTTTTAAATATGCTGGAGACGAAAATCACAAAGTTGCAAAAATCGGAAGAAACGATTTTGCAAAAATGATGGCAGCTTTTGGTGTGCAAAACGCAACAGACTTAAATGTTGCTTTAATGAATAAGTATGTAACTTGTTTATGTGCTAACAAAAAAACTGACACAGGAACTTTCTTGGAAGTTGATTCTGATTTTGGTAAAGCTTGGGAAGCTGTTGAAGCTAAACCAACTGATACTGTAAACGGAGAAGCTAAACTTGTTCCAACGAGTGAAGCTAAAACTGAACCTAGCAAGACTACATTAAATGACGACATCCCTTTCTAGGGATAGCGACCTTTATGAAAACAGGCCTAGTTTGTGCTCCATTTGCGGAGCACCAGCTGGGGCTCTGTTATTCTGTAATAATAGAACTAAAAGATATTATGGTTCATGTGGGAAAAAACACTTGGAAAAAATTAAACAAAAGATTGAACGAGGAGAAAAGTTATCAATAAGGGTAGGTATAAATTATGACTCTGTTGATTACTCAAGATTAAGAAATAAAGATTTATTTTTAGAATTAAGACAAAAAAATAAATCAGGCGATTTAGTAAATTGGTTGCCAGAAGATAGAAAAAGATTTTTTAATTGGATTGTCCTTGAATATCTGAACGCAGAAAAAGCAAAAGCTGATTTGCCAGATGAGGAGAAATGACAAATTTAACAAAGTTTTTTGGAGATGATGGTTATGTGCAAAACACAGAGCTACTATTCAAGACAGTAACTAACGATATCTCAGACCTGATTTCTCAAATGAGAGATCATGGATTGATTGTAGACAACATAGTCACGACAGGAGAAGTAGTTAGATGCCGGGTAACTGAAACATCCACATCAAGAGCAGACAAAGCTAACGAGAAAAGTGGTTATTACTTTTTTTATCAAATGGACAATTCAGATCATTTTGTTTGTGTTTATGGCTCTTGGCGAGATCAAACAAAATATAAATTTTCATCTAAATCAATAGAAAAGTTATCAGCGAATGATAAAGAAAAACTAATGAGAGAGATCGAGAATCGCCAAAAACAAGCTGAGAAAGCTCGCCAAGAAAGGCAAGACGAAGTGGCTACAGAGTGTTTGGAAAAATTTAATAAAAGCAAAAAATTTAATGAACATAGTTACCTAATTTCAAAGGGTTTAAAAAATGATTATGGTTTAACAGAATTAGGGGGAAGCCTGATCTGTCCGCTGTATTCTACCAGAATAAAAAATAAAACTTTAAGATCATTACAATATATAACTCCTAATTCTAATATTAATGCAAGCGAGGGCTTTTTTAAGAAGTTTGAGCCAGCTGGAGAGGTGAAAGGCTCTATATGGACAATCGGCTTTAATTGGGATGAGTGGAGGTCTTTAAAAGAAATTTGCGTTGTTGAGGGAGTCGCTACTGCAATCTCTGTTTTTGAAGCTACGAAAATTCCAACAATCTCTGTAATGTCTGCCAATTTTGGTCTTCAAGCATTAACGAATGTAAGATGCTGGACAGATGCTAGGTTCATTATTTGCTATGACAACGATGATAATAATGTTGGAGCAAGAAAGGCAAATGAAATTGTTTCTAGTCTGCACAATAGCATTATAAAAATCCCTAGCATTAAAGGTGATTACAATGATTTGCACCAAGCTCAAGGCATAGAAGCTGTTAAGACCGAAATTATTGGAAGCGGTTTTAAACTTAAACAGCACTCCGTCAGAAACTTTGTCGGTGATCCTCCTGAAATTAATTGGGTTGTAAATTCCATTTTACAACAAGGCAAGCCAACTATTTGCTCTGCAATAGGGGGGATAGGTAAAAGTTTTTTGTTTCAAAAGTTAGCAATGGATATAAATAAAAACAATCAGGAGCAAGGTTTTTTTCTTGGTCAACCTATAGAGAGTTCTGGAAACGCTGTAATCATAAGCCAAGAAGATGATTTTGGTGAGCTGCATCGCAGAACCGATATTATTGATCCAATGAACAAAAGAAAGCAGGCCGATTACGATACCTTTTTATTAAGTGTTCCTGATTATGGTAAAAGTGTTGCCTTTGTTAAAGATGATTCAAAAAACGGCCTGCATTTATCAGATCAAGCAGAGGAGTTGGTTGCTTCTTTGGAAGATATCGATGATTTAAAGTTAGTAGTACTTGATCCTATATCGGCATTTGTAAATGCTGATCTCAATAATAATGCTGTAGGAGTTATCTATTCAACTTTTTGTGCAATGATTGCTTCAAAGTTTAATACTGCTGTTGTTTCTATTCATCACATGAACAAAAACGCTTTAAATTCTAATGGTAGTAGTCTGCAAAGTAGAGCAAATTTTCGAGGGGCTAGTAGCTTGATTGATAGTCACAGAAACGCTATTTCGTTTTTTCTACCTGATCCATCCGATACTGAGCAAATTTGTTTAGAACAAAATCTTGAGTTTGATCCGTTGAGGGTAGTCCGGGCAGCTGTTGTAAAAAGTAACGGAGTTGCTGATACCAGAGTTAAAACATTAATTAGAAAAGGTGCGTTGTTAGAGATGCTCCCGGAAGAAAAACTTGAAGTTAAATGGGATTAATATGAGTAAAACACAGACAGCTAAAGCTAAAGGAAGAAGATTGCAACAATGGGTGGCAAATATAATTATTGATTTTTTAGGAGCTAATCCTGAAGATATCAGGTCTTTGCCTATGGGTAGTCAAGGCGAAGATGTAATTATGGGTACTGAGACTAGAAAGCTATTCCCTTATTCAATCGAGTGTAAGAACCAAGAGCAATTAACAACGCTTTATAAATGGTATGGTCAGGCCACATATAATTCAAAAGATTATGAGCCACTACTTATTATAAAAAAGAACAATCAAAAACCATTAGCTGTTGTGGATGCAGAGTATTTTGTCAAATTACATCAAAAAAAGGAGGTACTATGAGTCAAACTATAAAAGTTTTGCCCTCTATGAGCTTCTATGGAGGTCGTTTTTTCAATGAATAAGTATAATTATTATAAAAACGCTAGATCCTGCAAGAAAAGCAAAAAGAAAAGGCATTTACAGCAACAAGCGACAACTGACTTTTATAACTTAGTACTCCCGGAAGAAGAAATAAATGATCCTGTTGAATTGGATTGCAACCTTGAGAGGAATGAAAAGCTTGAGAGGAATGAAAAGCTTGAGAGGAATGAAAAGCTTGAGAGGAATGAAAAGCTTGAGAGGAATGAAAAGCTTGAGAGGAA